GGTGTTGGACTAATAACATTGGCAAAAAAGTTTCCATTATTAGCAGAAAATCAATCTTATTGTGTTGATGATATACTTGAAAAATGTAAAGAGAATATTGCAGAAGGAAAAGTCTTTCAAAGTATTCTTGACGAGAAAGAAAAAGTTTATCTCAACTATCAGATTATGCAACTATATACTCCTAACATGTCTCTTCAAGCACAAAACAAATGTAGCTATGTTCTTGATAATTTTGTGCCAGAGTTCAACAAGACAGAGTTTTTCCGCATGTCTGTGCTGGATGGTTTTGCTGATGCAAAATTAAATGATCTATTTGCTGTTTTTAATCGTATAATACACGACCACAATTCAAGTGATTGACAGATCGGTCGTCACCAGATAAACTGACTTCCCACCCGAGTTAAAAATGACGAAAACATTTGAACCATCCCTCGCCTCTTTTGGAAAAGAGTTTCAGGAAAAATTAACACAACTAATATTAGACGATACACAATTTGCCGATCAAATAAGTGAAGTACTCGATGTAAACTTCTTTGAACTAAAATATCTCCAAGTATTCACAGATTATGTTTTTAAATATAAGGTAGAGTTTGGCTGCTTCCCAAATCGCTCTACGATAGAATCAATACTTCGTAATGAACTCCAAAAACAAAACCCGGTGATGCAGAAGCAGATTCGAGATTATTTTGCTCGTATACTTGCTGGTACAATTGAAGACATTGAAGACGATTATGTTAAAAGTAAAAGTCTCGATTTTTGCAAAAAACAAAAATTAAAAGAGGCGATGATTAAGAGTGTTTCTCTGATGGAAAAATCATCTTTTGATGAAGTTTCGCGAGTCATCAATGATGCCCTTAAACTTGGTCTTGATAATGAAAATGGATATGATTTCCTGAAACATTTCGAAGAAAGATACAAACTAAAAGCAAGAGATCCAGTATCAACCGGCTGGGATGTCGTTGATGGATTTATACAGGGTGGTCATGGCAAGGGTGAGTTGGGTGTTGTTGTTGCACCAACTGGTGCTGGTAAAAGTATGGCTCTTGTTCATCTTGCCGCTCAAGGAATGAAGCAGGGAAAGAATGTAATATACTATACATTAGAACTAGGAGATACGGTTATTGGTCGTAGATTTGATAGTTGTTTAACTGGTATACCACTTAAGGCTTTAAATCTGTCAAAAGAGGAAGTATTTGAGAAAGTTAGGCAGATACCGGGTAAGTTAATAATCAAGGAATATCCAACAAAATCCGCAACAACAGAAACAATCAGAAATCATTTAAAGAAAGTACAACAAAGAAACTTTGAAGTAGACATGATAGTTGTAGACTATGGAGATCTACTAAAGCCTGTTTCTTCGCAAAAAGAAAAACGAACAGAACTTGAAGGGATTTATGAGGAGTTAAGAGGCATTGCGGCAGAGTTTAAGTGTCCAGTGTGGACAGCATCTCAAACAAATCGCTCAGGATTAAATGCCGAGGTTGTAACGATGGAATCTATTAGTGAAGCATTTAATAAATGTTTCGTAGCAGATTTTATTTTTTCTATATCACGCACGCAAGCACACAAGCAAAATAATACCGGTCGTATATTTATAGCAAAGAATCGTAATGGACCAGACGGTATCATATTGCCAATATTTATGGACACTTCAAATGTTGACATTAAAGTAATGGAGCCCACGAAAGAAACATTAGAAGATATTAAACAAAATTCTGCTGCCGAACAGGCAAAGAAGTTGAAAGAGAAATATAAGAAACATAGGCAAGATAAAAAAGCGGAGGATAACCAAAATGGATAAGGCAAGTAAGATTCTATCAGATATAACCGTATTTTCTCGTTATGCAAAGTTTGACGAGAAACTTGGGCGGCGAGAAAACTGGAAAGAACTAGTTGATCGCAACAAGGAAATGCATATTGCAAAGTTTCCAAATCTTAAAGATGAAATCGAAGAAGCATACGGTTTTGTGTATAATAAAAAGATTCTTCCATCCATGCGCTCTATGCAGTTTGGCGGAAAAGCAATAGAAATAAACAATTCTCGTATTTATAATTGCTCGTTTCAACACATTGATAGTGTTAATAGTTTTAGCGAGGCTATGTTCTTGCTTCTTGCTGGTTGTGGCGTTGGATATTCTGTACAACGTCGACACATCGAGAAACTTCCTCCAATTTATAAACCATCATCAAAAAGTGAAAAAAAGTTTCTTGTTGGCGACAGCATAGAGGGTTGGGCTGATGCTGTAAAAGTATTGATTAAATCATATACTAGACCAAACTCTCCAGCGATACGTTTTGATTATTCTTCTGTACGCCCAAAAGGTACTCCAATCAAAACAGGTGGCGGAAAAGCACCCGGTCCAGAACCATTAAAACGATCTTTGGAAAAGGTGAAGGAAATATTGGATAACGTAGAGGATGGCGAACAGTTGCGTTCAATACAGATTCACGATATTCTTTGTCATTTAGCAGATGCTGTTTTGGCTGGTGGTATTCGTCGTTCCGCCATGATAAGTTTATTTGACATCAATGATGAAGCGATGCTTACCTGTAAGAGCAACTTTAAACTCGTATCTTATGAGCCAGTAACTGTAACAAAGCGCGATCAGTATGGCAACGAAGTAAAACTTGAAATACGTACAGTCGATGAAGCAACAAACACAACATACAAGCGTCTAAAAATAAGTTATGCTGATCCAGCATATGGTGTGAAAACAGTCGAGTCTGACGTTGCCGAACACGATATTCCATTTTTCTTGGATAATAAAATCGTTCCTTGGTTCTATGTTCAGGAACAACGTGGTCGTGCTAATAACAGTGTTGTGCTTGTTCGTCATAAGATGCGTAAGAAAGCAGATTTTGAACGTATTCTTAAGATCACGGAAGAAAGTAAAGCAGGAGAGCCGGGTATATTCTGGACCAATAATCCAGATTGGGGAACAAATCCATGTGGTGAAATAGGACTACGAACAAATCAGTTTTGTAATCTTTGCGAAATAAATGCAAGTGATATTGTAGATCAAAAAGATTATGAAGATCGTGTTCGTGCTGCAGCGTTTATTGGAACGCTACAGGCTTCATATACTGATTTCCATTATCTTCGTGATATATGGCGTAAAACAACAGAACGTGAAGCGCTACTTGGTATTGGTATGACCGGTATTGCAAGTGGAAAAGTTCTGCAACTTGATATGGCTAAAGCAGCCGAAGTTGCCGCAAAAGAAAATGAAAGAGTTGCTAAAATAATTGGTATTAATAAGGCTGCTCGTATAACAACTGTGAAGCCAAGTGGAACAACCTCTTGTGTTCTTGGTTGCTCGTCAGGCATTCACGCGTGGCACAATGATTTCTATCTTCGTCGTATGCGCTTGTTAAAAACAGAAGCAATGTATGGATATTTAAAAATGTTCCATCCAGAACTCTTGGAAGAAGATACATTCAATAAAAATAATGGAATTCTTGTATTGCCGCAAAAAGCACCAGAAGGTTCAATTACTCGTCAAGAAACAGCCATTCAACAACTTGAGCGTATGAAGAAAGTATATCTTGAATGGATTCAGGGCGGTCACAGAAGAGGTGATAATACACACAACGTTTCAATTACTGTATCTGTTCGTGACAGTGAATGGGCGCAAGTAACTGAATGGATGTGGAAGAACAAAGATAGTTATGCGGCAATTTCATTGCTTCCTTTTTCTAACCACACTTATCATCAGGCTCCATTTGAAGACATAGGTGAGGCAGATTACAAAGAAAAGATGGATAAACTTGTTTCTGTTGATATTGAGTTGATTCGCGAAGATCAAGATTATACAAATCTATCTGGCGAGGTGGCTTGTAGTAATGGAGCCTGTGTTGTGACCTGATCGCTTGACTTGTTGGGGGAGGTGTGGTAATATGACTTTGGAGATGCGCAATATGCTGAAAAAAACATTAATGTCCCTATTTTTTGTTTTTGGAATTAGTTCTTGCACAATCAACCACACCTATGTTGAGGATGATCCATATTATTATGGTGGAGTTCAAAGAACACGACCTTATGTGGTTTATGATTCTTATCCACGATATTATTATACATCACCTCCCCCAACATATCGTCATTATAATGTGTATAGAAGTTACACTTACAACTATCGCAACCATGATGATTGCAAGAGACAGTCTCCATCGCGTGATCGTCCAAGAAAGACAAGACCACAATCGCACGTTCGTCATCGCTAAATAAAGGAGTTAATATGACTGATCTGAAAACGCTTGAAGAAAATGATAAGAAACTAACAAGGGAAGAACATATTATCAATTATATTAAAGCACTTAATATGATTGAGCAGGCAATTGAACCATATCGCGAACATAAACTTGCTCTTAAAAAGAACTATGATGAAAATAAATGGCTTTCCCGCAAGGAACAAAGTGCTATTCTTAAAGCATACCGTATGATTCAAAAGGAAGAAGATCCACAAGACATTCAGGAGTTCTTTGATCTAATCAAAAGTAAATTAAAAGTTTGAGGTTTCTATGAAACTTATTCCACGTAATAAAAGATATTTACTTCAAAAAGTAAATTTAGAAGGCAAAGGGGCAGATTCTTCGCTTGAGGAGTTTGCCTCTGCCTTTGCTAAAAAACCAAAAATTCCCACTAATGAAGTATATCGTGTGTTAGATTTTTCTAATGATTGTACTCTTGTCCTTAACTATGGAACACTTGTAATTGTTGAGGGAAATATGGTTGAGGAAACAAAAGTAGGAGAAATAACGTTCGTAACAGCAAAAGAAAATTTTATATTAGGAACACTTGATGATGCGTAATTTATTATTTCCGATTTTATCAGTCTGCCTTTTTGGATCTTGTAATGTAAATTCAGGTCCAAAGTTTTATAATTGCACCTCCGAAGAAGATGCTAATTTGGCAGTAGATATTGTATTGGGGACGATGGATGGAGCACCAGAAATAGTTCAACGATTAGATGTCTTTTGTAAAGATCGCAGACCATATCCAAAAACCGAGTGCTATGTAGGACGATATGGTAATGATTTAGATCGTGCTGCAATATATGTTCACGATATGTATGTAGGTGAGTGTATTATACATGAGATGTATCATGCTGATTTAGCAGTCCTAAGAGGATATAGTTGTAATGAGCACAGCGAAGAATGTGGCTGGGATTGGGATTATTTGGAAGAGCGACTTGATATGTATCAAGATTTGAGGAAAAAGTAATTATCTTTCGTATATTTATTATTGTGAGGTAAATTAAAGTGAAAGATATAATTGATAGTTGGAAAAATTATACAAATCTTCTACAAGAAAGTAGTTTGTCACGCGTTCATCAACATGTGATGGAACACGAATGCGCTATTGTGAGTGCTTATCGTAAAGATCCAGGGGATACATCAAAGTGTGCTGATGTAGAACAAGCAGCCACGCCTGAACCAGATTTAGAAAAAACAACAGAGCCAGCACTCCAAATTAATAGAATGAAGAGCGCCGATCTTAAAGCGTATCTCCTATCACAAGGTTATGGTGTTACAGAAGTTGTCGGTTCATATATAGAAAACTTTTCACAGCCTACTGCCGTAGAGGTAAAAGAAAAAAGTTTATTTGTTGTGAATCTTAAAAATACAGATGCTTTCAAATCAGACATAGAAAACATGGGAAAGAAGTTTTGTCAAGATTCTGTCATGTTTATTCCACAAGGTGGTAAAGGCGCATATCTTGTTGGAACAAACAATAGTGAATTTCCAGGATTAGCAAACTCCGTACCTGTTGGTGATTTGAAAATGGGAAAAGAAAGTGAATTTATGACTCGCGTTGGAGATAGACCCTTCACTACAACCGAAGGTAAGTTAGAAACATACAGTTCTCTTTCGCGTCTTGAAAGAATGGCTGTAAAGGCTATGGCTAAAAGATTAATAGAGGGGTGAATAAATGAAACTATCACAACATTTTAGTTTGGCTGAAATGACTAAATCACAAACAGCAGAGCGCAAAGGTATTGACAATATACCAGGTGCAGAAGAGATAGAAAATCTAAAAGCCCTTTGTGAAAACGTGTTAGAAAAGATTAGAACGCATTTTAACAAACCTGTTTCAATAAACAGCGGATTCCGCTGTAAGAAACTAAACACTGCGACAGGTGGAAGTAAAAAATCTCAACATATGACCGGTCAAGCAGCAGATATTGAGATTGCCGGAATTGATAATTTAGAATTAGCACATTGGATTGCCGATAATCTTAATTTTGATCAACTTATTTGTGAGTTTCATACACCAGGAATTCCAGACAGTGGATGGGTTCATGTTAGTTGGAATCGCAGTGGCAAACAAAGGAAAAGTATCTTAACAATAGATAAGAGTGGAACAAAGGCAGGTCTCCCGCAGAGGAAAAAATGAAGAAAGAATATTGGAAAGAATATATTGATTTTGCTGAACCTCTAACAGAACTACCACACGCTGGTATTTCATCTTCAAGACACAGACAAGATACAATCACAATAGAAAAAGTTATTCAGGAAAATGAAAAGTTAAAAAGACAATACGCTGATCTTCAAAGCGATTATGCTATTCTTTTGGAAAAATATAATAAACTCGTAGCAGACTTTTGAATCTACGGAGATAAAATGTTTAAAATCTTGGATATTAAGAAGGAACAGGAAAATACTGATTACTTCTTTATTGAAGTTCATTTTACCATTCCTGATGAAGAACACCTTGGAAGGCTTGGAAAATATAGTAAAGCCTTAATGGTAAATGATATTGAAAAATATGAAGAATATTATAATAATTTAGAGAACCTGGAATATGACGAAAAGCCAACCGGTAAAGAAGGTTATGAAATAGTCTTTAAAAGACCTTCACCATATGATCTCGGTCTTTGTAAGACAGTAGATATTGTTGGTGAAGATGCCTTTGAGCAGCAAGAAGATGGATCATATATTTATCGTGATCACATCAGTAGCAACTATATTACACGAGCCGCTCTAAACCAACTTAAAGAAATGAAAGATCATATGGATCGTGGTTTTTGCCGTTGGGGAGATTATCCAGAACAAGTTGGTGCTTTCCGTAGTGGAGATCCGTTTCATGATTTTCTTGGTATTATTGAAACACTTCATAGATTCTGGGATTGAAAGGATTTTATATAATGAAGAACAATAAAGATTTTATTGACTTCCTAAACATGGTTCAAGTTTCTATATCTCATCTATTACAAGATGGAGATATAAATTCAGAAACAGCAATAACTACACTTAAAAATGTATTAGATGAAACAGAACAACTACAAAAGAAATATGGAGATATGAAAATGAATGAAGAACTAATCAAATCATTTGAAAAATTAATTTATAACATAAAAAATGGAACTAAACTTTCTTACAGAGAACAAAAGGTTATTGAAGCAGCAGAAAGTAATGATTGTTGGTATAAATGTAAAAAATGTAAAAGATTGATTAATGGCTTCGGAAACAATTTAAATCAGTTCTACCAAGGCAACAAGGTTTTTTGTGCTGCTTGTGGGTATGTTAGGAGTGAAAATGAATGAAGAACTAATCAAAAAGTTTATTAATGGTCCTCTACAAAGATACTTGACTGGTGATATTTCATATGGAAAATATATTGAACTAATCAACGAAGAATGTGGAACAAATTTTAGATATAGTGATCTGTATCCATCATATCTTTTTAATCAAACTTTAAAGGATGTTGAACCAACTGAATATGTTACGAAAACATATGATAGAAATGTAAATCTTGAATGTCACCAATATGGTTTATGTGTATCACATCCAGAAGATTTAGATAAACAACCTTTCTGTGTTACTTGTGAAATTTGCCCGAGGATGAAATCCAATCCATGATAGAATATCTTGTTTCTAAAATTTATGGGAATGCTAATAAAAATATTGTTATTTTGTCTCTTGCTGTTATAACATATTATATTACATATCCATATTTTTATATTGAAGAAAGCTTTCTTGATAAATGAATAACACATTTAGGAGTTGGTGATGACTTGTGAACATTTAAAACAACATCCATATATTATAGGAAATTTTTGTGCTGTTTGTTATCAAGAAAAAAGAGACAAGGAAAAAATGAATAACAGATGTGAAGAATGTGGAAGTTGGGA